GCTATTAATCGAAAGACCCATGAATGTATCTACATTGATTTTAAATGTGTGCATTACAACTCAAAGGGATGGATTACTTCCCGCATTACTAATGCACTTGGTAATAAGCTAGGGGTAAAAATAGTTTACGTTTGCCCTGAAACTAAAAAAGTTTGGTTCAAACGTACCCTAAAAGAATATAGAAAACAGTTAAGCAAAGGAGAACATTTAAAATGAAGAGGAGATACGTGTTTGACATTGAGTCTGATGGACTCATGGATGAAGCAACTAAGATACATTGTATTATCTTATATGATATAGACAAAGATGAAATAATACATGTTGATAACTGGGACGCTATAAAGTTAATGAGTCGTGCTAAGTTATTAATTGGACACAACATAGTTAAGTTTGATTTACCTATGTTAAAAAAGTTTTATGACTTTGAACCTAAAGGAGAAATCTTTGACACTATTATCGCTACACGTTTATTATTCCCTGACATTAGAGACGCAGACTTTAAGCGTGGTAATGACTTTCCCACTAAGCTTATAGGTAGACACAGTCTTGAGTCATGGGGTCACCGCATTGGTGAGTATAAAGCACACATAGAAACAGACTGGAAAACATTTACCCCTGAAATGTTAGAGTACTGTAAGCAAGACGTACATGTTAACGTTGGTTTGTATCGAGCAATAGAAAAGAAAGGTTACTCTAAACAAGCTATGGAACTAGAGCATGACGTAGCTAAACTTATATTCAAACAAGAACAATATGGATTTATGTTTGATGAAGACAAAGCCAAAGAACTCTATGGTAAATTAGAGGCTAGACGCTTAGACATAGAAGAGGAACTACAAGAACTGTTCCCACCTATAATTAAAGAGACAACATTCATACCTAAAGTTAACAACAAGACTAGAGGATATGTTAAGGGTCAACCATTTATTAAGAAGCATGAAGAAACATTTAATCCATCCAGTAGACAACATGTATCACAAAGACTGATAGATAAGTATGACTGGAAACCTGATGAGTATACAACTGATGGTAAGCCTAAGGTTGATGACTCAGTACTAAACAGTTTAGATTATCCTGAGGCAAAACTCCTCGCTGAACATTTCCTTTTAGATAAAAGGATTGGACAGTTAGCCACAGGTAATCAGGCATGGTTGAAGCTTGTTAAAGCTGGCAGACTTCACGGCACTTGCAACACCAACTCGACAGTGACTGCAAGAGCCAGCCATGCCTACCCTAATTTAGCACAAGTACCCAGTGCTCACGCACCTTACGGTAAAGAGTGTAGAGAATTATTTACTACACCATTCAATCGTAAGCTAGTGGGTATAGATGTATCAGCATTAGAAGTCAGAATGTTAGCACACTACATGGCTAAGTTTGACAATGGTGCATACACTAAGGTAGTACTTGATGGTGACATCCACACAGAAACACAGAAGCTAGCTGGTCTAGACTCAAGAGACTTAGCTAAACGTTTCTATTATTGTTTCTTGTATGGTGGTGGCGTGAACAAGATAGCTGATGTTACTGGTAAGACAGTGAAGGAAGCCAAACAAGTTAAGCAAAGATTCTTAAACAACTTACCAGCCTTAAGTAAACTTATAGAAGCTGTACAAAAAGCAGCAGCTAAAGGTTACATCAAAGGACTAGATGGCAGGAACGTTAAGGTACGCTCAGCACACTCAGCATTGAATACATTACTACAATCAAGTGGTGCATTAGTATGTAAACGTTGGTTGGTTGAGTTTAATAAAAGAACACAAGGTTACATGAATGTTAACCAAGTGGTGTGGGTACATGATGAGATACAAGTAGAGTGTGGCTCAGACTGGACAGACATCATAGGTGAGAAAGCTGTTGAAGCTATCGAAGCAACAGGAAAGTACTTTGATTTAAGAATACCACTGACTGGTGAATACAAAGTCGGTAACAACTGGAGCGAAACACATTGACACAAAGACAACCACAAGTACCTAAAGGTACAAAAAGAGAAATACTTATTGATGGTGACATTCTTATTTATCAGATTGCTCTTCAAAATGAAGAAGCAATTAACTGGGGCAATGGACTATGGACTCTTCATTCATATGAAGACAAGTGCTATGGTCTAGTAGATGAAGCTATTAAGAAACTTAAAGAAGACTTACAAGCAGACAGAGTTAAGATATGTTTAACATCTCCTTCTAATTTTAGAAAGGATGTATTGCCTACATACAAAGACAATCGTAAAGCTAAGCGTAAGCCACTAATACTTCCAGTGTTGCGTAAGTATATTATGGAACATCACAAAGGAATCATGTGGGACAACGTAGAAGCTGATGATGTCTTAGGTATTTTAGCTACTACACCTGACCCACATTTTGATATAGATAAAGTTATTGTATCTATTGATAAAGACTTAAAACAAATACCAGTGGGTGTATCTTCTGATGGTGTTAATATCCAAAGGGTCACACCATATGAAGCTGACTACTGGTTCATGACTCAGGCACTTATTGGTGACGCAGTAGACGGATACACTGGGTGTCCTACTGTGGGTATCAAGACAGCTGAGAAGATACTAGGGACAGATATTAATGTACCCCTCTTAGACCTGTGGGACAAAGTTTTACAAGCCTATGATAAGAAGGGATACACAGAAGCTGAAGCATTACAGCAAGCTAGGTGTGCTCGTATACTACGGCACGGTGAGTACAACAAAAAAACTGGAGAAGTAAAACTATGGCAACCAAGAAGAAGGTAGAGATAAATGCAATCAACCCCAAGCATTATGCCAAGTACAAGATACAGCCTGTAACGTTTATCATTGAGAATGAGATACCTTACTGTGAGGCTAACGTTATCAAGTATGTATGTCGTTGGCGTACTAAGCATAAGGACATGGAAGGTAAGCTTGAGGACTTAAAGAAAGCAAAAGAGTATATAGATATATTAATTAGAGAGAACACACATGTGAACCCTCTCAACATATTATAGGAGTGAATATGGATTATAGCAGAGATGAATTGTTAACCTCGTTTGGTAAGACTACCTTACATGATAGGTACTTATTACCTGAAGAGACCTCACCACAAGATGCATTCATGAGAGCAGCTAAAGCTTTCTCTGCTAATGATGAGATGGCTGAGCGTATATATAATTATTCATCTAAGCTATGGTTCATGTACGCCACACCTATTTTAACTAATGGTGGTACAGAGAGAGGCATGCCTATTTCATGCTTCCTTAATTATGTACCTGATAGTAGAGAAGGACTGACTGGACACTACACAGAGAACGCTTGGCTAGCCTCAGTCGGTGGCGGCGTTGGTGGTTACTGGGGTCATGTACGTTCTGATGGTACTAGCACTAGCAATGGTTCTCAGTCGTCAGGGTCAATACCTTTTCTACATGTAGTAGACTCAGAGATGTTAGCCTTCTCACAAGGAAAGACTAGAAGGGGCAGCTATGCCGCTTACATGGACGTAAGCCATCCTGAGATTATAGAGTTTCTAGATATGCGTAAGCCTAGTGGTGGTGATGTACACAGGAAGTGTCTTAACCTACATCATGGTATTAACATATCTAATGACTTCATGGAATTGATTGACAACTGTATCAAAGAACCAACGTTTGATGATAGCTGGAATCTAACTGACCCACATACAAATGAGACAGTAAGAACTATATCAGCACGTGAGTTATGGCAGCGTATATTAGAAAACAGAGTAGCCACAGGTGAGCCATACATTATGTTTGGTGACACAGTTAATGATGGACTACCTCAAGCACAAAAAGATTTAGGTTTAAAAGTAAACCATTCTAATTTATGTACAGAAATAACCTTACCAACTAATGAAGAACGTACAGCTGTGTGTTGTTTGTCTTCAGTCAACTTAGAAAAGTATGATGAGTGGAAGGCTGACCCAATGTTCATACCTGATTTAATTCACTTTCTCGATAATGTGCTACAGCACTTTATTGACAACGCACCTGACACTTTATACAAGGCTAAGTTTTCTGCTGTGAATGAACGTAGCTTAGGGTTAGGTGCAATGGGATTCCATTCTTACTTACAATCTAAAGGCATACCATTTGAATCAGCATTGGCTAAGTCTAAGAACCTACAGATGTTTAAACATATTAAGGAACAGGCTGTCAAAGAATCTAAACGATTAGCTATTAAGAAAGGTGAAGCACCTGACATGGAAGGCACTGGTATGCGTAACGCTCACCTACTTGCTATCGCACCTAACGCTTCTAGCTCAATCATATGTGGTACTACATCACCAGCTATCGAACCATACAGGGCTAATGCCTATGTGCAGAAGACAATGTCAGGTTCATTCTTGGTTAAGAATAAACACCTAGAGAAACTATTAGAAAGCAAAGGTATGAATGATGAGAAGACATGGAAGAAGATACTAGCCAACAGAGGTTCAGTATTAGAACTCAAAGGTCTTACTGATTATGAGAAGGATACATTCAAGACAGCCATAGAGATTAACCAACAGTGGGTAATAGAACACGCAGCAGACAGACAAGAGTTTATTTGTCAGGGACAATCTGTTAATGTATTCGTTCCAGCTGATGTTCACATCCGTGAACTACATGACATACACATGTTGGCTTGGAAAAGAAAACTCAAGACACTTTACTACTGTCGCTCAGAAGCAATGAAGAGAGCAGAACTAGTGTCACAAAAGATAGAACGAACAATCATTCCTGATGGGGAATGTATAGCTTGCGAGGGATAATGAATTTATTTAAAGAACGTACACACTATAAACCATTTACATATGACTGGGCGTTTGAGTCCTATGACATGCAACAGAAAATGCACTGGCTACCTTCAGAGGTTTCTTTACATGAAGATGTAAGAGACTGGAATGAAAGGCTGACAGAACCTGAGAAGAATCTTATTAATCAGATACTTAAATTCTTTACACAAGGTGACGTAGATATAGCTAAGGCTTACTTAGATAAATACTTACCTAAGTTTAAAGTGCCTGAAGTACGTATGATGTTAACTTCTTTTGCAGCCAGTGAAGCTAATCATGCACATAGTTATTCTATGTTAAATGATACATTAGGTTTACCGGAGTCAGAGTTTAAAGCGTTTCAAGAATACAAAGAGATGGCTGATAAACATAAGTACTTATTTAAAGACAAAGGTAAAGGTGTAGAAGGACTGGCTAGAGACATAGCTTGTTTCTCTGCGTTCGGTGAAGGACTACAACTGTTCGCTTCATTTGTTATGCTACTTAATTTCCAACGCTTTGGTCGCATGAAAGGTATGTGTCAAATAGTTACATGGTCAATACGTGATGAGTCACACCACGTAGAGAGTATGATTAAACTGTTTAAAGAAATGATTAAAGAGAACCCAAGTATGTGGAATGATGATTTTAAAGCCACTATCTATCAAACCTGTAGAGACATGGTTGAGCTAGAGGATAAGTTTATTGACCTAGCATTTGAGCAAGGGGGCATTCGTGGGCTAGAACCTAAGGAAGTTAAGCAATACATAAGGTACATTGCTGACCGCAGGTTGTTACAACTATCATTGAAACCTAACTACAAAGTAAAAGATAACCCATTAGAGTGGTTAGACTGGGTTCTTAATGGTGTTGAGCACGCTAACTTCTTTGAGAATAGAGCAACTGAATACAATAAAGGAACAATAACTGGTACACTATGGACTTAAAGTACCCGTTTTAGAAGGATAAAATATGTTTATAAAAGATATAGTAGGTAAGAATGAAGAAGAAACCACCTTACCTAAAACAGTACCACAGTTTATCAAGCTGTTAAATAGTTTATATCCTGAGCAATCACCTGATATCTCAGATGAAATGAAGGACATATACTTCAAGGCTGGACAACGTGATGTTGTTCGCTTTATTAACCAACTTAAAGAAAGAGATAAGTAACAATAAGGAGACAACATGTGCACAGGTAGCCCAAGAGTTTCAACACCACCACCAGCACCTACTCCAGCTCCACCTATAGCTTCACCATCAGGAGAAGAAATAGCACCAACACTTAAGGTAGCTGAAGAGAAGTTAACTGAAGCAGAAAAGAAAAAGAAAGTCAAGCGTAAAGGTACAAAAGCTTTACAAACAACAGGCTTGTCTATTCCTACTTCAGGGTCAGGATTGAACATTAGTTAATTATGAAAGAGATGATGAAAGAAACAGCAAAACAACGCTATGAAAAGCTTAAAGAAGATAGACAGCATTATCTAGATAGAGCCCGTGAGTGCTCAGAACTTACAATACCTACCCTTATTCCTGACGAAGGCTTCGAGTCAAGCTCAGACCTATATACCCCATTCCAATCAGTGGGAGCACGTGGTGTTAACAACCTAGCTTCCAAACTTCTATTATTATTATTACCACCCAACTCACCCTTCTTTAGATTATCTTTATCAGGTAAAACTAAAGAGGAACTAGAGCAGAACCCTGAATTACAATCTGAAATTGAGAAGTCTCTAGCCAAAATTGAGCGTGAGATACACAAGAAAATAGAGAACCTAGCACTTAGAGTATCTGTATTTGAAGCACTAAAACATCTTATTGTAAGTGGTAATGTACTAACATATCTACCTAAGAAAGGCAACATGCGTGTGTATGGTATAACACAATTTGTTTGTAGAAGGGATGAAGATGGTAATTTATTAGAAGTAATTATTAAAGAAAGCATTAGTCCAGTCGCATTGGATGAAGAGACACTACAAATTATAGGTAAGTATCCTGATTATAAAGAAGATGAGGACTGTGAGATATATACTCATATATACAGATTACCTGATGGCAAGTACTATGTATGTCAAGAAGTTATGGGACACAAAATACCAAGCTCAGTAGGTACATACCCAGCAGACAACATGCCTTACCAAGCTTTACGTATGGTTAGAGTAGATGGTGAAGACTACGGTCGTGGTTATGTAGAGGAATTTCTAGGAGACCTAAGGTCACTAGAGGGACTATCACAATCACTAGTAGAATCATCAGCAGCTGCAAGTAAAGTAGTATTTATGGTTAGACCTAACGCTGTCACTCGTAAAAGAGATTTGGCTAACACTAGAAACGGGGACATAATTACAGGACAAAGAGACGACGTAACATGCCTGCAAACTGAGAAGCAATATGATTTAGGTATTGTAGAACGTAGCATAGGACGTTTAGAA